TCCAAAAGCGTTTATTGGTTTTGGTGAAGAATCATCTGCAACCAATCCTTGCTTAAATTTGTTTGATATTGGTAGACTTGGTAAAAATGTAGCAGCAGGGTTAGCTGTTACAAGCGGCACACCAACCACAGCAGCGGGTCAAATTAGAGTTTTAGTAAACGGTTCTATACGTTATATTCAACTGTTTAGCACCTCTGCGTAATATGAATGAGGAGACTTTAAAAAAGCGGCTTGAGTCTTTGGAAGCGCAGCGCCGGCAGATGGAAGCAAATTTAAATGCGATTGCTGGCGCTTTGCAAGAGTGTCAATATTGGTTAAATCAAATGACAGAAAAAGGAATAAACCATGGCGAGTAAACCTGGCTTATACGCAAATATTCACGCAAAAAAGGAGAGGATCGAGCGCCAAAAGGCTGCCGGTAAGACTCCGGAAAGAATGAGAACCCCAGGCACCAAGGGCGCACCAACTGCTAAAGCATTTAAAGAGTCGGCTAAAACTGCAAAGAAAAAGTAATGCCTTTAATTAAAGACATTGGCAAAAAGGCCTTTCAAAAAAATATAAAGGCTGAGATTGCTGCGGGTAAGCCAGTTAAGCAGGCCGTGGCAATTGCGTATTCGGTTAAGCGTGAGGCTGCAAGCAAAAAGAAGAAAAAATAATGGCCACATTATCAGATGTTTTGCGTGAAGCAAGATATGTGCCGCGCACTACCTTGGCTCAGACCCAAAAAGATTATGTTATGGGCATTGGCCCAACTGCCATTAAAAACTTAGCCAATCAGAGAGCAGACATGGATGCTGCGTTGGTAATGGGTGACAGAGGGGTTGAAATAGGTAATAGAGAGGCATTTGAGCGCCAAATTTCCGAAGCGCCAGGCTTAGTGGGGTCTACTTTAAAGCGCGGCGCTAATGTTGCTGGAATACCAATTAGAGAATTACTTTATCCTGGGCGCGGTGATTTAACGCCCGCCGAAAAGTCGGCCATTTCTAAATTTGAGCGAGATTTAGCAGTACAGGCGGTGCGCAGGCGCGAGGAGTTGCGGGCTACCGGCCAAGACATAGTGACCCCTACGCCTGGTTTGAACCTGATTAGCGAAATTGGTATGAACCCAAAAGATTTAGTGGGCAAAAGACTTGTGCCGGTATTTGGTGATATGTCTGCATTGGGCGGTAATGTGTCTCAGGTTAGGGGCGTACCGTTGAGTAAACCTGTAATACAACAAGCCGGCAGGCGGTACCCACTTATAAAGTCTAATGTTGCAGAGGATATTGCTTACGCGTCCGAACCGTCAGCTGCAGCCAGCAAAATAGCTAATTTTGGTAAATTTGGTGATGATGATGTTTTAGGCGTATTTTTGGCTGGTTCACCTAAATCGGTTGATTTTAGCCACCATATGGCCCAAGGTCTAGTACGCCAATTAGATACGCTGCGCCCGTCAAAAGATGCCATTCGGGAGTTTGATAGCGCCATAAAAAATTATGTAGTTATGAAACCAACACCAGATGGCACAAAAGTACCAACTCAACCGTTTAAAAAATTTGCCGGCATTACGTCGCCCAATATTGAAGAAATGATAATTTCTAAGACCAGTAAGGACTTTACGCCTGGGCAGCTGCGTACAGCAATATCAGATGAGATGGCTAAATATAAATTCCAAAAACTTGGTTTTCCTAATTACGAAGATTTATCAAAGGTAATGCTAGAGCCAGGTTTAAAGAAAGGTTTTGTAGGACAAACTGTTTTTGAGGCTATTCCTGGGCGTGGCATCCAAACCCCATCCTATTACCATCAATCTTATTCTGCGGGCATACCTGGGCGTTATGTTGGTGGCCTGCAAAACAAACAGACAGGAGACCTTGGTGTTCCAGCAGAGATGCTATTCCCTAAACTGTTTGCAGAAAAAAGGGCTAAAGGCGCTACCGATGAAAACATATTAGGCTCTATGCGACTGTCCCACCAAGGAGAAAAGTTTACTGCAGAGTCTCTGGACCCTCTGATGCAGTTTCTTGGGTATTGAGTTGAGCATGAACAAACCTCAATTCTTGGCACAACTCGGTCACAATTGAGGATATGGCGTTAAACCGCTCCTCATTAGTCATAGCAAGATACTCAGGTGCGTTGCGGACATAAGCATCACCAGTTTCTACATTAACGCCACAATAAAAGACTATTCGTTTCATTTTTGACTTTTTCTTAACGCAATATGTTTTTGTAGGATATGCCAGAACTCTGATTTAATGATTTTCATGCGTCTCTGGCCTCCATCATTGCATCTGCGACCACATAAGCATAAGAACCAATCCAGTTATCAATTTCGTCTATGTTAAGACTACGATCATCTGATTTACCAATAATGGCCTGCATTGCTTTAGCAGCAAAGTAATCCCGTAAGTCCATACCAAGATTCTCAATAGATTGTAGATACATCTTTTCGTTATCGTCTTGCAGAATCAAGGTCTTGTTTGTTGGAAATGCTTTCATAATCCCTCCATAAGAGTAAACAGTTTACAGCATAAGATTAACACAAACAACAAGAAACGATTTATTATTTAGTTACTGGAACTTATTGATTGAGTTAATCACTATGGCCGCACCGATAGGAAATTCTAATGCTGTGAAGGGCAAGATGTTTTATGACAGGCTCCGCAAGGTGCTGACTCAAGAACCTCATAAGCTAGAAAACATTGTTAAGCAGCTGATTACGCAAGCTGAACAAGGCGAGGCCTGGGCTGTGAAAGAGGTCATTGACCGGCTTGATGGTAAAGCCGTGCAGACTAACCAGGTTGAGAATTCCGATGGCACTCCGCTCTTGGCTGGAATCCAAGTAATGTTTGTAAAACCCCAAGATGCTTGAGATAGCAGAACAAACAGTAGCAAACGCTGAATTTCCCGTAAAACTGGCTTTTTTGTTTGAGCCCAAAAGATATAAGATTCTGTATGGTGGGCGCGGTGGCGCTAAGTCTTGGGGAGTTGCCAGGGCGTTACTGATTAAGGCAGCCAAAGACCCTATCCGCATCCTTTGCGCTCGTGAGTTTCAGGTCTCTATTAAGGATTCTGTCCATAAGCTGCTGACAGACCAGATTGATAGTCTAGGTTTGGAGTCCTTTTATGAGGTCACCCAGACCAGCATTCGCGGTAAGAATGGCTCTGAGTTCTTCTTTATTGGCCTTAAAAACAATATTACCAATGTCAAATCCTTTGAGGGCGTGGACATCTGCTGGGTGGAGGAGGCGCAGACTGTTTCTAAAACTAGCTGGAATGTCTTGATTCCTACAATCCGCAAGGACAACTCCGAAATATGGATAACCTTTAACCCTGAACTTGAGACCGATGACACCTATCAACGGTTTGTTATCTCACCGCCTACCAATGCAATAGTCCAAAAGATAACCTGGCGCGATAACCCTTGGTTTCCCATGACGCTGCGGGAGGAGAAAGACAACCTCCATATGCGGGACATTGAGGCCTACAACACAGTCTGGGAGGGCATTTGCCGTAAGACCGTAGATGGAGCAGTATTTGGTAATGAGATAACCCTTGCCGACTTAGAGGAGCGGATTACCCGCGTCCCCTACGATCCAATTAAGCCGGTCCATGCGGTCTTTGACCTTGGTTGGTCTGACAATACGGCCATCTGGTTTGTGCAATTTATTGGGTTTGAGATCAGATTAGTGCGATACATTGAGGACAACCAAAAGACCATGTCTTATTACATGGCGGAGATGCAGAAGTTTGGGTATCACTATGACACCATTTGGCTGCCGCATGATGCTGAGAACTCAACTCTAGCAGCTGCTGGGCGCTCGATTGCCGACATTGTTAGGGCAGCCGGTTACAAGGTACAGATTGTGCCAAGGACCCCAATAGCGGACTCTATCAATGCAGCCAGGACAATATTCAACAAGTGTTATTTTGATAGAGAAAATTGCCATCAAGGATTACAATGTTTAAGACATTACCGATATGATGTGGACCCAGATACTAAGCAATTTAGCAAAACCCCTTTGCACGATATATATTCGCACGGGGCCGATGCCTTTAAATATCTGGGATTAGTAGT